ATTAGTATTTAGTCTAAAAATACCCTTCGGTTCTGCTGTAAATACGCTAGGAATCATCTGCATACCCTGCTGTGCAGGTGCAATAGAGACAGGTTCTTCTAGTTCAATGAAGTCACCGCCTGCTTGCTTTACTTTAGCGATAAGTTCTTCTCCTGAGTTGAGTTTGAATGTGTATACTGAGTTTGGTTGTAGTGCTATTTGCATTATTTGCTTTCTGTTAATTTTTGTTTAAGTTCGGTAAAACCACCGATCAATTGACCGTCTAAGAAGATTTGAGGAACTGTTCGTGCAGTTGGAACTGCTTCTAGTAAATCTTCTTTTGTGTAGCCGTCCCCGATTTTCTTTTCTTCGAATTCGATTCCTTTTTGTGTGAGTAATGCCTTTGCTTGGTCGCAATAAGGGCAGTGATACTTACTCCATACTGTTGCTTTCATAATAGTTCCTTTCTTATATTTGTGGTAGATCGTCATAGTTAACTGAATCACTCATTACACCAATGACATAATTTGTTGATTCGTTTTCTTGTAACGCTGTTTGTTTTTTGCTAGTGTCAGAATGTTTGTTGAACCATGGAATCGGGGTAGACTTTGGACTAGGATTCCAATACTTGATGCTAATTTCTTTTAATGCACTTGATGCAGTGTAATCAACAAAGTCTTTTAGAATGTTTGCATTGAGACCAATGACAGGACCAAACTTGAATAGATAGTCTGCCCATTCTTTTTCTTCTCTAATCACATCGGTGTAAATTTGAATTACTTCTGCTTTACATTCTTCTGCAACTTTAGCAAAGCGAGGATCTTCTTTAACAACTTGGTTAATCAAGTATGCAGTCCATGCTTTGTGCAACAACTCGTCTTGCAAAATCAAACTAATGATGTTTCCATTACCAATAAAGATTTTGTTCTCGACCATTGCCAAACTTGTAGCAAACGATACCATGAACCTAAATGCTTCAAGTGCATAACTAGCATGTAGTGCTAGATAGATTGCCTTGACATGTTCGTGCTCAGTAACAACTTCACCGATTTCTTTGCGGCAGTTGATACGATGCAAGGTATCATAGTATAGACCGATACTTGATGCCATGCTAATGATAGGTTGTGTATCATGGATTGTATTGAATACGTCTTTTGGCACATTGTAGATGTTGCGAATGATGTGACTGTATGATTTGCTATGAATATTTGTTTCAAAGAAACCCCAGTTGTACATCAACGCTTCTACTTCAGGCAAACTACACACTGGTGTAAACACTTGTGTAGGGCCGCGACCTTGTAAACTGTCTAGTGCAGTTTGTCGTAATAGGTTACTAGTGAAGATGTGTTTGACAGCATCACTTGCTTCTTTGAAATCATTGCTATCTTTTGTTAAGCTGATTTCTTCTGGTTGCCAAAAGAAACCACGAGCAGTTGCATCGTAGTCAGCAATCTTTTTGTACTTGACTTCTTCAAAACGCTGTATTGTTACAGGACCTTCTGGATCCAAAAACATTTTACGTGATAGATAGTCTGTCTTTTTGTTTAGGTTGTATTGTGCTTTACTCATGATTGTAGTTATTGTAATATAGTTTTCTAGGTTCTTTAATTTGTACATCAAAGAAACCGGTGTTGTCCCACTTGCCTGTCTTGATCCTTTTGAACATCATGTTAGCAAAGAACAAGTTAAACTCGGGAACTAAATGCCCGCATAGTTTATCTGTCTCCATTGCATTAAAGTTATCCGGATTGATATCAAGTAAATCAAGCTGTCGTATATACATTGAATGCATATGATTCAATGTTTTGTCTAGATTATGTTTTTTATATCTAGAATGACTGAATGAGTCAGAAAAACATGGATAGAAAATATTATCAGTATTCATCGATTCCATTTTGTCTAACATTAATTCAGCCATGTCGATATTGTATTGACCATCTGCCACCCTAAACCAGGCTGCAAGATCATCTAGGCGAGAGTTATCATTTTCTGATAATTCAGTTTTCCATGTATCTTTGAAAGAATGTACATGTGATTCACAAGTAAAGGACCAAGTTCTTCCACCATGAATAGAAAGCGGTAGACATGTAGGGAATCTATCGATACTAGATGTTAGAAAAATATTTAAATCGTTAAGATGTGAGGTTTCAATGAACTTTTTATATGAGTAATACAGTGATGATCCTCCTAAACCATAATGAGTAAGAGTAGCTTCGTTATATCCCATATCATTTTTAATCAACCATAGTAATCGGTTGTACCAGTTTGTAGGAACATTAAAATCTCCGTGCGGGATGGTGTAACTATCACCATATATACCTATCTTCATAACTTGCAACTCTCACAGTCTTCGACATCATCAAAGTCTATAACTTCTAACGGGCTCGTTGTTTCTTCTGCCTTACTACCTGCTTTGTTAATCAGTGAGTAATAGAATGTTTTGATTCCCCACATGTGAGATTGCATTAAGTTCTTAGCAATCAATGTAGTAGGTACTTTTCTGTCGGCAAAGTGCGCAGGATTGTAGAATGTGTTAGTAGAGATTGACTGGTCAACATACGCTTGAATGACCGCACTGGTCTTCAAGTATGCCTCACAATCTTTCTGTTCCCACATCAACTGATATTTGTTCTTCAACTTATGATATTCAGGAACAACTTGAACGAATGATCCTGCTTTGCTTTCTTTAACTGAAATCAAACTCATTGGCATTTCAATGCCATTTGTAGAGTTGATTACAACACTTGACGATTCTACAGGAGCTACCGCCATTTGAGTAGCATTACGGACTCCGCATGAACGCATCATTGCCCTTAGGCCTTCCCAATTCAATTCAGGCTTAAAGTCTGCTAATTCGTTAACACCATTTGCTCTGCGTTCCCAAGGGAAGATGCCTTGACCGTATAATGTTTTGTCACTGTCAACGCAACGACCTCGTTCTTGGGCAAGTTCAACACTAGATTCAGTTAGATAGTATGCTTGATGTTCCATCCAAGTTTTAACTTCTTGTAATGAATCTTTCTCACCATATTTGAGACTACGTTTAGCATGCCAGTACGCTAAGTTTGTTATGCCGATACCCAATGGGCGAATCTCGTCATTACTTAACTTAGATTGAATACTCAAAAAGTCCTGGTAATCAAGTATATTGTTGAGGCTGCGATGAAGAATACGACAAGCCCTGCGCATGTCTTCTGGATTGCGGAAAGCGCCCCAGTTGATGCTACCCAATGTGCATAGGGCAATACGACCAGTATCGTCATCAAGACGTTTAAAAGATTTAGTAGGGAGTAGAATTTCACAGCAAAGGTTACTCTGGTAAATTGTATGATATTCAGGGTCAAAAGGACCTTGATTCATTACGTTATCAATGAACACTAGATAGATACGACCTGTATCAGTGCGTTCTTTTAAGATTCCGCCTTTAAAGACTTCTTCCGCAGACATAGATTTTTTACGTAAGTCTTTGCGTTTCTCATACTTGAGATACAGTTCTTCAAATAATTTGGTGTTAGAGTAGAAGGCTTCGTATAGATCCGGCACTTCGTTAGGGTCAAAGAACGTGATGTTTTCTTTGTTTCTAAATCTACGCCAGAAAAAAGCACTAAGCACCACCCCATAGTCCATGAATCGGACACGGGTTTCATCGGTTCCCTGATTGTTTTTGAGAACAATGAGGTCATCGAATTGATGATGCCAGATGGGATAAAACACAGTTGCACTAGCATTGCGAATGCCTCCTTGACTACATGAACGCAAATCACCGAACCATTTTTTCAAGAAAGGAACCATGCCAGTGTGCATGATTTCGCCACCACGAATTGGGGAGCCCAATGGGCGTAGTCTTCCAATCTCTAAGCCAATGCCTGCACGTTTGCTGGCATACTTTGCCATCATTTCTCCGCTAGCGAATATACTGTCTAAGTCATCATCGCTGCGAATAAGCACGCAACTTGAGAACTGCTTAGTCGGTGTTCCGAGGCCAGCAAGCACAGGTGTCGCCAGGGTAAATAGGCCGTCACTGGCAGCATTGTAATACTCTTTAATGTAGCGCATACGGGCTGAATTTGGTTCTTCTTTATGGAAGACAGTTGCTGCCGCAACCATGTAACGAACTTGAGGTGTTTCATATGTTTGCTTTGTACTACGGTTCTTTACTAGATATTTTTCAATCAATTGCTCAATGGCGGCATAAGAGTATTGTTCGTCCTTAGAATGGTCAAGAACATCATTCATCTTGTTCCAGTCTTCTTCTGTATACCATTCTAACAACTCTTTGGTATAAAGACCAGTGGCGACATTTTTCTTTACTATTTCGCACAGATGAGGAGGCTCATAGTCACCGTATACATCTTTGCGCAACATGCTAAGGCGCTGTTTGCCAGCCACGTATTGATAATTAGTGTGACCTAAGTCAGGATTTGATTCTACATCGATCAAATCTACTATGGCCCTCAATGTGATTTCATCAATTTCTTGCGTAGTGATGCCATCGTAAAAGTGCGGTTGAGCTTTGATTTCAATCATTGATTGACTTACATCAGCTATCCCTGTACATATTTTTGCGATTTGCGCTTGCCATTTTTCAATCGTAAGTATTTCTTTTTCACCAGAACGTTTTGTTACATATATCTTCATTTTAACCCTATTTTTTTAATTATTGGCAAGGTGTCAATTTTTTTGACAACTTTAAATTCTTGTAGATTGTTATTTACTACCGTGTTAGGCCAGTAATTAAGTATATATTTTGCGTGATCCACTAGTATAAGTGTCACATCTTCACTATTATAGTCTTTTGCTTGGACAAAATCAAGCTCCCGTACACCCAATAGATACAGTGTATAAAACATACCCAATCCACGAGCGATGTGGCAATAGTGATTATCTGATATCAGTTCCCATGGGTTGGGCCATTCTTCTACCAAATCAGGGTGCAGATAATGATTTACTAAAGGCGCAGTCTGCCACCACTTATCAACTTCTACACATTGCGTTTGAATGTCTTTTTCTTCCAAAGCTGTTCTCATACGATACCATTGTTTGAATATAGTATCATAAGAATTTTGAAATAAGTTTTCCATTATTTAGTTATCACACCAAATTTCTTCAATGCATCGACCACAACGTCAGGACTAACAAATGCTTCTTCAATGAACTCTGCTTGTTCCCAAATCCAAAATTGCTTTTCTCTGAGATATTTTCGATCCTTCAGTAGATTAGTGTTTTCAGGGTGACCAAAGATGTTTGGATCAGACTGACCAAAAACAACAACTCCAGGCTTGTTTAGGTCCCAGCAAAAATGTTGCAAGAAACTATCACAACTCATCCATGTCTTACATTCGTTTACTAGCTCAGCCAATTCAGTCAACGACAAATTCTTTCTGAAATCATCGACAATTTGTGTTTCACCGTTAACTCCGACTTGAATAACCGGCTCATCAATGTGAGCTAAAACTTCTTTCCAATATGGATAGTTCTTTGGGTGTTGTTGTCCATTACGCATGAACTTAGAGAAAGGAGAAATAATAATCATATTACATTATAGAATTTTTTAAACGCATCTTCAAGTGATCCTGTCCAGTTCCAACGATCCATGTGTGCGTACACATTGTAATCATGAATGTCACCAAATAATGCTTGTGCTTCAGCTATACTACGTCCTGGAATAATTTCAGGATAACATGTAAAGAGTACAGGGTTTTTGATATAAGGAAGAATCTTCTTAAAAACAATATGATCACCCATACCACAATCTAAGATAACAATTGTTTGATCTTTGAAGTTCATTATGTTTTGAAATATACGCTCGTCATGTTCAAACATTTCGTGAACGCCATCTCTAATTCCACCAACTTTGTTTTTCAAATGCCATGTTATAGCGTCAGGAACAACATAATTCTTGTAGCCTTTTTTAACTAATTCATACGTGAACAATGTTTCTTCTCGGTGTGCAATGCGTGATAAACTTAAACAATAATCCGCGACACCTGCACGGTATAAAAAAGAACAATGCAAGTGATCTACTTCTTTTTTCTGTTTTATACGACCCCATTGTAAATTAGGTTCGCTATAAATATCTTCTATTTTACCTGTAGCATTAACTTCGCCCATTGAAGGAGGTGTAAGAACAGACCCTCCTACCGCGCCTACATTTTCATTTGCACTTGCATGTATGTATAGTGTTTGCAATACATTGCTATCGGCTATAGTGTCATCATCTAATCTCCAAACCCATTTAAATCCCATATGATTTGCACGTTGGTGATTGTGATGTTGACCTTTCTTTTCAGCATATAGCCATTCCCACGCAATACCAGATTCACTGAGCATTTGCATTAGATAATTGTAGTGCTGTATCTCCCGCACATCTATTGGTTGATCATTATCATCCTGAATGATAATATAATCAGGCTTCAATGTCTGTGTGATTACAGATGAAATTGCCATTGGCAATGTTGTATCGTATCTACCTTTAGTAGAGATTGAGCATAAGATTTCTTTTTTCATTTTTTCCAGTATTGATTTACGAATGGTGCTTCACGGTAATTTACAGGTTGACCATTTTGATCCCAGTCCCAGTAATAGATTTGAACTGAATCTTTCTTTTCAAATCCAAAGTCAATTAACTTTTGTTCAATAACCTCTTTACCTTTGTATTTAGGATGCAGTTCAGTATGTATCTCCATCATAATTTCATTGATTCTAACCATATCATGTTCAGTAGCATTCATGATAACATCGTATTCACCACCTTCACAATCTAGTTTTAATATAATGTCATGTCCTGCGATTTGATTCATGATTTCAGAAAACGTAATTGTTTCAACAACTTCATAGTTTTCTGAAACATTATACATACTGTTCGCACCTGCGTTATCATTTAAACTAACAGGTAAAAAGTCATTGCCTTTGTCTGACACAATCTTTTTGTATGTGGTTATGTTCTTCAATCCTAATCTATGAATGTTCTTTAAAAAAGTATTGTATGATGCGCTGATTGGCTCTACAGATATCACTTTTTTGGCACCCAATGCAGCAGCATATAACGAGAATGCACCTATGTTGGCCCCAATGTCAATTACTATTCTATCTTTTACACGTTCAGGTGTTAGGTGATACTGATTAGCTTCAATGACTTCTCTGTACATTGCAGGATCTTGTTCGTTTAAAAATTTAAGTGATTCTTCTACTGTTAATGTAGTATCTTTGTCCCAAATGCACAACATCAAATTGATGTTTTCTTTATCACCGCGCTCGTGCGGTTCATCACGTAAACTACCATCAGGTGCAATAAACTTGAATTTAAAGCCGGGAAAGAATGATTCATCTAAGTTATGTATCTTGTGATGAGGGCCCCATAGTCCTGGAGTCTCTAACATAGGTACTGTAATCATTAGCCGTTTACAATGCTTTTTAAGCTTCTCTACAATCTCTAATCCATTATCTAGGTGCTCGATAACTTCAAATGCAATGATAGTGTCGTACTGACCCAACTCATACGTGTTGATATCGCCGTGAACAAATGTAGCATTCTCTCTCCATGCTTGATCTCTAGCAACAGGAATAATACGCTTGTCATAGTCTAGACCAGTGTACTCAATATTGCTAGGTAAGAATT